TTAATTAAACAATCCCTGCACTCTGGCCAACATCAGCCGCCAGATGTTGGCTTTGTAAACCTGAAACGCGCAATTAGCAGGCGCTCCAGCAGTAAACAATGCCCGAACTTCGCCCGGCGATTTCAGACGCAATTCTTTGCTGTCGCCCCAGTAAAACTGGTGCTGTCCGAATCCGTTGACACCAGCCCAGACGACCCAGTGCTGCTGCGTCGTTGATTTCTTCACCAGCACAATCGTCTTTCCCGGTTCGCAGTCACCGTTTAAAAGCATGGTCAAGGTGACGTTGCGCTTCCAGTAGCCAGCCTTGATCAGTGCCCGGTATAGATTCCACGGATTGCCGTAGACGGGATTTTCGATCGGGCCGGGAAGATCGCGCCAGCTCAGTATATCGCGGGCTTGCTCCCAGGTTATGCCGAGAGCAGTGGCAAGAGCGGCAACTTCGCAGTCTGTGCCGTGGCGCATTAGCACGATTTGGCGTGGAAGTGTGAAGGTGGTGGTCATCGTTTTAGCTCTCCCGACAAGTCTCTGGCGTCGATCGTGCCAGCAATTATTTTCATATCTTCGCCGCCAAGCATGGCAGCGGAAAGTCTGTCTGCTCGAAGGCCAGAGCAAGCTATCTTTGAGCCGTCGATCGTGCCAGCCGCTAAGTTGCCGCAAGAGCCTCCAGAAAAGCCGTCTGGCATGTCGCCTGTTCCGATAATGTCTTCTGCTCTGATTTGTTTTGCCATCATCGCTCAACCTCCTGCATAATGTTGTTATATGCCGCTTTGACGTGGCTATCAGCTGCTTTTTCAATCTCTTCGGCGGTCAATTCAACAACGGCTTGTTTTTTCTGCTTTTCGGGCATTTTCGGCAGACCAAGCATTTCAAGAAGCAGCGCTATTTGCTCAGACTGCACTGCGATTGTTTCGGCCTGATCGTCTACGATCTCGGCCAGTTCTTGAATTGCGCGGAGGGCTACACCGATAGCGTCAGTGAGATTGTATGTTTCTTCGTTGTTATTGCCGATTCCAAACGCTTTGTTGAAGTCCTGAGCCATGACTCCTATCGACTTGCATGGGTTGTAGTTTTCAACCTCTGGCTCCGATGGGAACGCCGATTTAGAGGCAATCACGTTGTTGCTTTTCAAATTTCCGAGCAGTTCTTTTTCGTGTCTAATCTTGGCAATTTTATAATCGTCAAGATGATACTTTTTTACTCTGATCTGCCTCAGGCTATTGAGAACCGAAACATCCTCAATCTCTGACTTGCAGTTTTCGTCAGACGCTGGGTGGAATCCGCCATCGGCATAAACTTTTCCAGTGGTATAAAAGCCGTAGTATGAAGTAGAAGTCACTTGTGTTCTAATTGGAGACGAAAAAGACGACCCAGAGCCAGAGCCTGTTGTTATTGAAACTGCAGACTGCACCACATTAGAAATCCCCAGAGACATAATAATTCCGCACGGATTCAAATCTTCTGCTGATTCTATTCTAATGTCGTTCCAGCTAGTGCCGCTGGAGTAGTCCGAAAACAAATCATTCCCGTCAATCGTGTAGCCGCCTATTATGCCGCTAGTTGCCGTAATGGCTCCGGTAAGGGTCGCATTACTAGCCACCAACGCTCCTGCATGAGTAACCCGAAACGGCGCACTACTCGACGTAGCACTCCCCGCCCAAAACGCCCACTTCGCCGTGTCCGTGCTTATGCCAATCGCCGTAGTTGTTGCGCCCGCCGTTAAATCGGTAGCATTAAACGTAAATCCCGCAAACACGCCGGTATTCGTGCTGTTGGTAAAGCTGAATCGTGGCGCATCTGAGCCGCCCATTTTTATATCGCCAGAATCTAGGTCAATAAGGCTCCCGGCGGTTGTTGAGTAGTTCAGACTCTTGATTTGCCCGGTAACAACGCGGTCGGCGGTGATTATGCCGGATTCAGAGTCTGTGCCAAGCATGTAGAGGGTTTTTACTTCGGCGGCTGTGAGAGCGCGGGGGTAGATTTTTGGATTGACTATAAGCCCGTTGTAATAAGTAGACGCCCCTGTGTAAACAGCGCCTAGCGTAGAAGTGGTAGACAAATCGTTAGACGTGAATGCAACAGAAGCAGCAATTGCGCCATTTTTATAAACATTTGCAGTAGTGCCGTCTGCGGTAATAGTTAGGGCGCAATTTTCGCCAGCGCTGACGGTAATGCCTGTTTCTCGCCATGCGGTATCATAGATTCTCAACGCGCCAGTGGATTCGATTTGCACAATAAATCGAGTTGGGCCAGTATCAAAAATTCTAGCCGGCAGCACGCTTGGAATAATTCTCATATGAACAGTTATAGCGCCGGTTCCGCATGACAAACCGCTGATATTGATATAGTCATTTGTGCCGTCGAAAGAAAACGCCTGACCTATTGCGCTATTAACAATCGCAACGCCGCCAACCGCTGTGCCATGCTTGCTATTGCCGGAAACGTCTTTAACGCCGCCAGACAAAGCGATGCTAGCGGTTGTCGCGCCTTTGGCTGACCACGCTGCGATCGCGCCAGCGGGAGCCTTGAGGGCTGCGACATTCAAGGCCTCTGCAAAAACAGTGCCGGTGTAAAGTTTAGCCCCGTTAATATACGTCAAATCGTTATTAACAGCCCAAGCAAAAATAGCCGCGTCGAGAGCCGCTACGACGTCTTTATTGGTTTTTGGCGGGGTAAATAGCTGCGTCCCGATCAGCGCGCCCTCGCTTGATGGCGATGTAAAAGTCAGCAACACAATATCTGTTCCTGTCGCCCATGTCCAAGTGCCGAGAACAGACCCCGCGTCGGCGGCTGAATACTTCCAAGCCATTGACTCGGTTTCAAACCAGACAATATATTTCGTGCCGCTGCGCTGGACAACGAAAAGCGGCACGTTATAGGGGCAAATGGCGTTTGGGTTTATCATGCCCTTTGTGACCGTTACGTCTGCGCCGTTCCATTCAACCCAGCCATCAACGTCAGCCGCTGCGCCAGTGCTGGCAACAAAGCCATGCAAATACAATTCACCACTATTCGCCGTAGAAAATGCCGAGAAATTCACTTTAACGCCCAGCCCAGTTGCCGCTAGATTCCCGGCTTTGGTGTTAGCTGTCGCCGCATCGCTCACCGCTGTATTTGCTGTGCCTTGCGCCGTGTCAGCAAGCGTTTTTGCTTTTACTGCAATGGCGTTCAGCAATGCCGTTCGCGCATCGTAATAGGCTTTCCAGTTGGCTCTGAAAGTTGCGCCGACGATTGTGGTGGTTGCGGCAAGGTTGGCGTCAGCAATCCATGACGGTATGCCAGATGACCACGTAGTGCCCGCATTTAAGTAAGTCGCAAGCGCCTGAAAAGCGTTGTTGTAGGTGGTGTTCTCGGTGGTAATTCCGAAAGTTGTTGCTTGAGAATTGATGCCAGCTTTTTCGGCTGCGATTATGTCCCATTCGCGGCGCGCGTCTTGCTTTTCAGACGCAACCAGCTTGTTGTCTGCTGCGATGTCAGCAAGCAGACCGTTTGCGGTTGCGGCGTTGGTGACCGCCGTATTCGCCGTGGTCTGAGCCGTCGCCGCATTAGATAATGCTGTGTTTGCGGTGCCTTGTGCTGTGGCCGCGTTTGTAAGCGCTGTGTCGGCGTTGGTAAATGCCGTATTGATGGTGGTCTGCGCCGATGATTCAAGACCTGTGATTGCCAGTGTGCCCGCGGCAACCTTGCTGCCGTGTAGCTTTATGATGTTGGCATCGTCTACGGTCAGATTGGCCATCTGCGCCTTATCGGTGATGACGGCTTCATTTACAACTAAATGTTTAGCGCGAATTGCATTTGCGCCAATCAAATCGGCTGTAAGCTGAGCAAAAACCGCATTTTCTTCCAGCATGTAGAGGGTTTTTACTTCAGGAGCAGTCAATACCCTGTCGTAAACGCGAATGTCGGCGAAAACACCAGCAGCCCACGAAGATATCCCCTGATACTGCGAACCAATCGTAGAAGTTGTGTCGAAATCGCTGCTTGTAAAGTTGATGGTGGCGGTTAATGCGCCTTTTTGGTATATTGCAGCGGTGGTGCCGTTGCAGCAAACAGTCAAAGCGTAATCTGTGTCTGTGTTAAAAAATACGCCGGTTGCTCGCCATGCAGTGTCATAGATTCCAAGCTGGCCGGTTGCGAAAATTTCTAGAACCAAACGAGTTGTTGGCCCTGTGTCAACTAAGCGGGCCGGCAGCGCAGACACATTGAATCTCAGGTGAATTGAAATTGCGCTAGTTCCGGTATTCACGCCGCTGATGTCAAGAAACCCGTCAACGCCATCTAAGCCAAACGCTTTGCCAAAGGCAGAATCTACAATAGTAACGCCGCCAAACGCCTGACCGTGATTGCCGTTAAACGACACATCTTTAACCCCATCTTCTTCGGCAATCGAAGCATCGGTGCAGTTGTTAGCCGACAATCGCATAATCGAGCCCATCGGCATTTTAAGAAGCTGGTTGCTGATGTCGCTGTTGACGATAGCGCTGATCGTGATCGGGCCGACAGAATCGCTGAACGCTGATGGATTGCCCCATGTGTCGATTGCTTTGGCCCAATAGTAATAGCTTGTGCCGTATTCGGTGTTGATGTCGAAGGTCTGGGCAAAACCCTTGGTGCTTGCTACGTAGCCGATTTGATTGGCTGTGCCGCTGACGTTTGTGGTATTTCGGAAGATCTGGAAGCCGGCCATGTCAGACGGCACGGAGGCAAGGAGCAGGCTGATTGATACGGTTTTTAAGCTGCTGGTTGCGCTGATGCTGGGTTTGCCGGGGGGCACGTCATCGCCTTGGGTTGTCAACGTTGCGGTGATATAGTCACTTTTGCCGGTAGAGCTGATCATTCTAATTCTTACGGCGTAGAGCTGCGCGGGCTTTACCGGCACAACTTCAAAGCTGTTACCCTGAACCATACCGAGGCTTTTCCAGTCCAGAATCGGCAGCGCCCCTTCGCCGTATTCAATACTGGCGGCAAGGTAAGCGCTGGTTGGCTGGGTAAAAGTGCCTGACAATACAACAATGTTTGTGCCGTCGGCGCCCGGCCGGATTTCGCTCGACAAAGTCAGACCGCTGGCGGCGCCCGGCGTGATAGACGGAATAATCGCCGCGTCAGTGACCCAGTCGATGGCGGTGCCAGGTGTGCCGGAAACGAAGATGGTGTCTGAAAATTTTTCGGCTTCGATGCGGTGTTTGCGGTCGCCGATGTCTAAAATGTTGATCTGCCATGTGCCTGAAAGACCTTTTTCCGGGTAGTCGACTGTGATGATATCGCCTTCGTGGCAATCATCGGGCAATTCTTTGGTTTCGAAATAGACCTTGGTAGCGCCGATCAGTGATTTTTTGCAGGTATAGTCGATAAGCGCCTTGCCGGTGGCCATTTCGCTAACCAGGTAGCTCTGGCCGGTAAATTCCTGTTCATCGATTGCGCCGATGCTTGTCGCATCTTCATATTGCGCTGACTGGGTGAATTGCCCAACCAGCGGGTTAAAGCCGAATTCGATCTTGCCTTTGTTATATACCTGGCCGGTGTAAGCGCCTTTTCCGTAGCGCAGCAGCTTGATGTTTTTCTTTGTGTAAGTCTTTCGGCTGGCTGCCGAAGCGTTGACAAACAACCGGCGCTTGCCGTTGTCGCCGATAGAGTAGCTGCCGCGAATGGCATGGCAGATCTGGTCGATCCAGCTCTGAGCGATCTGGCGGAAATAGAAGATGCCGTCCATTTTCAGTCCGGCCGTATCTATTCGCGCAATGGCAGTGTTGAAAGCATCGAGATCGATGTCGCTTTCTGCAATGCCGAGGCCCCAGCCGCCAACGCCTTCACGCGCGGTTTTGAGCAGCCAGAGCAGAAATCGTGCGCCATTTCGGCACTCTTCGATCGTATGTGTGCCAAGCTTGAGACCGACCACGTCGGCGCTGATTTCGACGTAAGTTCCATCGTCGTTTTTGCGCAAAGTTTCGTCAGTGAGCTGAACATATGCGAAGCCTGGGTAATTGGCCTGGCCGGCTGTTCCGGTGTATGCGACAAAGCCGGCGGTCAGCAGCTCTGTTCCGCGATAAACATTTGGAATCTGATGATTTTCGCCAACACAGAGAAGATAAATGCCGGCTGTCTTATCGATCAAAATGCCTTTTACCAGGATAGGCTTTTCGACCGTGCCACCGATAACCATGGGCAATGTCACATTGATAGCGGAAACGTGAAAGTTCTCATCGAGCGTGACCAGGCGGGCAACTTCATCTGGGAATTTTATCAGCAGCTCAGGAGCGCTCTTTTCGGTGGCGGTGATATACATAACTCCACCGCCATCTGAGTCGTAAGCTGTGATTTTGCCGCGCCAGGTGTAGCCAGAATCAGAAACTACCGTGACGTCTGCGCCCCAAAGGTCTATGTTGCTCGCTATGTAAGCATCATTGTTGCGAATGTTTATGGGCAGGGTAATTGGTGTGTTGCCGACACGCGCAAGCTGCTTCGTCATGCGCACTTCACTAAGCAGACGGCCCTGGTAAATACCAACGCCATCTACCGGCACTGTTCGGCCGGCGATTCGCCAGATATTTATTCCAGACTGAATCGTGATTTTCATGTGCGTTCCCTCAGCACGAATTCAAGATCGCAGTCGATCTGGCTGCGCACTCTTGGCCGTTTTCCCTTGGGCGAATGGACAAGAAACGAGTCGGCCACGCTGCCGAGTTCGGTGTATAAAACAGCCATCTGCCAGCCTTTCAGTGGTGCGGCGTCGATCTCGGCTTTTGTTACGCTGAGCATCGAGGCGGTAAAAATATGGCGCTGCTTGCCGGTCGATTCTTCCGAATAAGCGCCGCCGTCAGGTTCCCAGGCTTCAAAATTCTCTTGGACAAGCGGTTCCCAGCTTCCGACAATCAGGGTTTCAACGTCGCCAATGATAATGTTTCCGAGCCAGGGCAGTGTGTCGCCAAAAAGCAGAGTTTGAACTGGTATCACCAGGCGAACATACCGATAATTCGTTTCGCTCAAGGCAAAAAAGCCTTTGTAAATTCCGACATCATCGCATGCAAGAGTAACGGCTTTCGACACCGACGGAGCGCCCCAGCTGTTTGTCGCGTTGGCCTGGATCGTCGCGCTGACGAAGTTTGCATTATTCAGCCAGATCTGCTTGATGCTCGACGCCACAGCCAGATCGATAACGATGGTCACATCTGCTGCGAAACTCGCGGCCGCCCAGATCAGGTCAGGGTCATACTGCAACAGGTTGGTGGCAGCAAAACCGGCCGCTTCGCTGCTGGCGGTAATCGCGTTGATTGTGCGCATGTTCTGGTCTGTGAGTAGTTTCATAAGACCAGAATAGGGTTATTCGCTCAACCTAAACAGGTGAAGCGCTTCAGTATTTATTCCAGCGGGCCTTTGCTTTAGTCGTTTCAAGAGTGCTCTGCAAAACCGCTGTCACTTCAGGGTTGTCAACAAATTCTATCATCAGCTCTTCTATCGCTGTTGCTGCATCGCCTGCCTGGATAATCATAATTCTATCGCCGCGCTGTGAAACTTCTCCGATCAGTGACAGAGCCGATTCCATTTTTGCCTGGCGGGCTTCTGCCATAAGCTGCTTTTCCTGCTCTTCCAGTTGCTTTTCTGTTCTGAGTTTGTCGAGTTTCGACTGGTGATAAGACGCCATGCTTTGTTCATAAAGATCGAGCGCCGACACGCGCTCTTCATAGGACTTGGCGCCATCCTTAAAAATCTGCTCCTGTCGGCGCATGACCTCTTCAGATGCGGACATCTGTTTTTCTATCTGCTCCAAATAGCGCTCAGTATATAATTCTGGGTCTGTCAGCCTGAGTTCTTCCAGTTCGTAGCCGGCGGTTCCTGCCTGCTTGACCATATCGAGCAGATAGCTCGGAATATTGCGATCCATTAAGCTGGTCTGCAGAGCGGCAAAAGCATCATATTGTTGAGCGCTGCTGAGGTCGCTCATTTGGGAAGTAGTCGGAGCTTGCAAGAAGTTCTGCCAGCTTGTAGCGCCGCCAAAGATGCCGTCGCCACGCATGGAAATCCGCAAACCTGATGCCGCGTTCCCCGGCGTTTGGATCGAGTTCAACCAGGGCGCATACTTCGCGAACCCTCCGGCTACTGTCGCGAATCTGTCGGCGTTAGCTTGACCAAGAGATCGCGCCATTTCAGCCGCTGCCATTTTGATTTCGTGTGCAGCTTCAGCCAGGTCAGCGGTATCTTTGCCGCCGTCTGACCAGTTGAGGGAATATGTTCCGCCGTATGCGTTCGCCGCCGCTCTTCGGTATGCCGATTCCTGGGCGACAAGGGCTTGGTAGTCGAGGCCTTTTGCCGACTGGAGTTCGTAACCCATTTCGACCGATCGATTGTATTTCTCGGCGTTCTCTATTGCCTTGGTCAGTTTTGCAAGAGCCGCGCTGGCACCCTGATCAATCAAATTATATGTCCTGGTTTTGTCGCCGAAAGGCCAGCCGCCGCCGCTGTTGCTCCAGGAGTAGCCCGTCTGTGTTCCGTTATAGCTATATCTGCCCTCGGCAAGCTCTCGCTGATGATCATACGTCAGGTATGGCTGGATACTTGTCTCGAAAGATTTGACCCAAGCCTGGCCCATTTGAGACCGTAAATCTGAAGCGGCCTGCAATGTTTCAGCCTTAAACTTTTCCTGGCGTTTACCGAAGATGCCGCCCGTCCCCGTCAGTTTGTCGAGGGCAAAACCTGCGGCCATATTGATTCCAAGATTGCCGAAATTAATACCTCCGGCTGCGTTCAGGATCGGATTGTTTTGCGCAATTGATCTGGAAAACACCTGAGAAAGCACGCTGCCCATAGAATTGGCGAAGTTGGAAAGATCAGCGTTCGCAAATCCCTGGGCAACAGCTTCGGCAATGGTGCCAGAGAGCTTCTGTTTTTGCTTCTTATCATCGCTGTCGGTTCCGGCGCTCCAGATGGCAGATAATATGTTGCCGCCATACTGATCCCATGCCGAGGTTGTCTGTGATGGCACGGTTAGATTGAGATAGCCGGCAATTCCTTTTTGCAGATATTGAACAGTGGTCTTAGCGTTTGCGAGGCTCTTTTCACTAAATAGATCTGCATTGATTTTCACGTCTCCAAACGTGTTGGCTACTTCTGCAGCTTCCTTGGCGATTCTGGCAAGTTCTCCCCGAAACCAGTCTGGATTGCTTAGTCTGAGGTTGTCAGCGAAAGAGAGAGCGGCATCGCCAAGAGATTCCATGCCAGCCTGAGCATTGTTGAGCGAAACTGGCAATTTTTGCCCCGAAGCATAGGCCGCGTCAATCGCGCTGGCCAGAGAATAATAGTATTCAGCGGCTTCTTTGGCACTTTTGCCTGATACCTTAGCTGCTTCGCCGGCATTTTTAGCAGATGATTGAAATTGGACTAACGACTCATCGCCCAGGTATCCGCTAGACAAAAAGTTAAGAGTCTTCCACTGCCCCTGCTGCGAATCGAGACCTTTAAGTATGTTCTGCGCCGCAAATTGGGCTTTGCGAATCTCATTAGCCTGGGCTTCTTTAATGCTTTCAAGGCCATCGACTTTTGCCTTTTCGATCTCTTTGGTAAGCCGTGCAATCTCAATATTGGCGTTGCCAATCTGGCTCCATATCGCTTTTCGTATTTCCTCGATCGAAGCATTTCTGTCACCAGCGTAGTTTAAACCAATTCTCTGCTGATCATAGCTTGAAAAACCCCTCGAAGACTGTTGATATAGTCGCCCCAGCTCTTCTCGGCGCTTTTCTGCGTCAGCCACAAGAATTCGTTTCGTAGCGATAACACCAGCGGAACCCTGCTGTCTCAGAGTTTTTTCAATCTTTTCGTTAATATTTAACCATTCGGTAAAAATACTTATAACATCTCTGACAGCTGGAATTATATCGCTTCTAAGCGCGTAAACTACCGGCCTGAGGCCTTGAGACAAAAGACCGCCAAAATCATTTTTAAGGTTGGTGACCTCAGCCTCGAAAGCTCGCATTTCGTCAGCGTTGGTATTTGTCAGACCACCCATTTCTTTGAGCTGTTTGTTCCCCTCTACCAGCGTTAGTTCAAGAAGCTTGGCCGTTTTATCTGCGTCAGACATTCCTTTCGTCATCTCATCAAATCCGGCCGGAATCTTGATTCCGAGGTTGTCAAGAATAAGCGGCGAATTGCGGCCAAGGCCGGTAACGATATCTTCAAACGCCTGGTTTGTGCCGATTCCGAAAAGCCTTGCTTTGTTTCGAGCTATCTCAAGCAGATTGGCCATCTTGTCTGAATCGGTAGTAACACCGAGAGACATGGCTTTACTGGCAGTTGTAATCAGGCCCATATCATCGATCGTGCCGCCGCTGGCTTTTTTGAGTTTCGCCAGGATTTCGTCGGAGTTTTTTCCGATGCTGCGAGTATAATCGTCGAAGGATGATTTTGCTTCCTGAAGTTTGGCTCCCTGTGAAGCAATATCCCAGCCCTCTGCAAGCAACTGCTTGCCCTTGCCAAGAATTTCCCAGGCCTGGTTAACGCCAGTCGCGAAATCCGCCCATGAGAGTTTCGCCTTTTTGGTTTCCTGCGAGGTTTTCTGAAGCGAATTGCCGGTCTGCAAAATTGTCCGAACAAGCTTATCCAGATCGCGGCCAGTCTTTTGTGTTTCGCGGCCGAGATCGTCAAGACCCTGGTCGACTTTGTTGATTTCTTCAACAGCGACCGAACCGTCAGCCTTGATTATGATTTTCAGCTCGCGAGTATTCATCGATTCCTTCGTTTCAGCGCAGACCTTCTTTCAGTCACGCTCATGGTAGTTTTGTCTTTCTTACCAAATAGCAGAGGCACTGTTTCATCGATAATTGGGCAATCAGCCAGGTCTTTACGTGCAATCAGATAGGCTAGATAGTCCATCGCTTCAACCTGTTCGACGCTGAAACCATATCCTCTGCAAATTTTCAGTTTACTTTCCCATCTCGTTACCTCAAGAGGCTTTGATGTTAATTCCCGGCTCCGCTTTACGGAGCCAGATGAGGGTCGAGTATCGAATCGAGAGCTGGGTTAAAGACCTTTTTCTCCACCCAGGTGCGAGATATGATCTGCAGGAGATCGAGCTGTTCACCAAACAATTCAAGAACCTGTTCGCGAGTGAATTGTATCTCAGACTTCGGATTCATGGCGATTTCAACAACCCTTACGGCATGGTCTACGCTTTTGCCGACTCTTGCGATAAGCATATCAGCGATATCGCGCTCTGCTTTGTTGGTTTCAGCTTCAGCTTTCGCCAGCTCTTTGTCTTCCTTTATAAAGTCTTGATATGCAAAACTCTGGGCCAAAGAATACTTCAGCTCAATGGGTTTGCCGTCAATTTCGATGAAGAGGCGATTGCCGGCTTCTCGCCAGAAGTAGCGGGTAGTTGTTTTATTGGTTAGTTTCATAATGATGTCTCCCTGCTGGTTTTAAAAAGGTCTGGAGCCACGCCTGTGGCCCCAGACAAGTCATATGGAGTTTCGAACGTCAACAAACAAAAAATTCGATGTTATCGTTGCCGGCGATTGTTGGTCGGCACTGGCCGGTGATACCGTAACGAAGGGTATCGTCCTGGTCGGACGGGCCAAGCGCGTCGAAAACTGCCCGGCGAATCTGCACATGCACGATGTTGCCTGGTGTCGCGCCGACTTTAAAGCTGATCGGTATCTCAATGCGTGACCGCAGCTTCTCCCAGAAAGCAAATTCTGCTTCAGTCTTTGCCTCGGGGTCGATCGCGAACTGATTATCACGGGCTGTGATGCGGAAGTTTTCGATTCCCTGGGTAGCATTCACATTTCGCTTTTCAGTAATCGTGTTGTTCGACTCGACCGTGATGTTTTCGACCACAAGCGTGTTGTCGCTGTCAACGTGCAGGTCTGCCTGCTCAACAATTTCAGGAACTCTGCTGCCAAAATCGTGATCGGGAACAGCGGCATCGGTGATTGCGCTAAATACCGATTTGAAATCAAATGAGAGCTTGGCAATCTCGCCAGCCGGGGCAGGCAGTGTGACGTTACCCATTGCGCCGCCGCCCTTGAACAGCAGACCGCCGAGATAATGATAGAAGAATATCGTTTTCCAGGTGCCGCCGACCCCGGCGGTCGGGCGATATCTGATTCCGGGCGGATAGCAGTAGACATACCAGCAATCACCTTCAACCAGGTTGCCACTGGCAAAAGTAAAGGTGATTGTCGCGCCCTCGTCACCAAGATTGATCGGAGTCGCGGTCGTGACAGTGTTTTCTACGCTATCCTGTGTTGCATCTTTAATGCAGGTTACAGAGGCTTCGGCAACGCCTGATGCGCCGCCAGTAGTGATCGTGATTTTGTAAATTCTCGGACTGGTGCCGGTGAAAGCTCCACCTTTCGCTACAGCAAGACCAGTCAGACCGGTATTTTCATATCCGTCGATCGGGTCTTCTATTGCAGCAACAGCAAGAGCCGATTTCGTGAAACCACATGCTTCGAGCAGCTTGCCCCACACAGGAGCAACACCGACAGTTCCGCTGGCCATGAGCTCTGTTTCAAAAACAAAGTCGATAGTTTCACGCCCAATAAGCTTTTTGGCGGCATCAATGCCTTTGTTCACGATAAGGCGCTGCAGTTCCTGGAAGTTGTAACCAGGAAGGAATTTGCCGGTCGGAACCGCGTCGGCGGTAGTGAGAGTCGGGTCAGTGTTGGGGCTGCTTTCGAGACCGGCCAGAAGCAGCATGGCATTAGTTTTGATGGTCATTTATCAACCTCCCTGGGTTAATTCGTTAAATCGATAGCGTATAGTCAAATCAAGTGTCCCTGATGCCCAGGGCTCATAAACTGAAGTATCTGGCTGTTTGCCGGTTATCTCAGCTTTAATCACCAGCCCGCCGAGCTGACGGTTCGCAGCTATGGTTTTGCCAACGATTGCGGCCTGTTCGCGCCAGTTGTCACTGGCAGAAAGCGTGGTGGTCTTTTTCACATGAAGTCGCAAAGGCACCCGCCAGTTCGATTCAGCCTGGCTCTGCAAGCCGATGTTTTGAGAGTCAGGGCCAGGCTCAATGATTACAGCGGAGAATTGAGCGGCGGTAAGTTCCTGCCAGCCGAGACGCCTGGTCGTTACCAGGGCAAACCCGGCAGCGGTCAGAACCGTCTTCAGCTTTGCCAGAATCAGATTACTCTGAGTTGTCATGCCTGCCTCACAGTCATCCGCCAGGTCTGGCCCCAGACCCAGAGATTATCAATCAGCCGCAGCAATCCTTCGCTGACCATATACATGACACGATCGTCAGAAGCCGGTGACCAGCCACTCAGCGCCGCTCTGATATCTTCGAGATAATCATAGGCACCGTCATGGCCGCGCAGGTCTCTGATCTGCAGCGTGACGCTGAATTCAAGAGCTCGATCCTGGATCAAGGCATCCATGTTGGTCGGCTCACTGAGAGCGCTGCCACTGTAAGCAACCAGGACAATGCCTTTGTTTCCGACCGGAAGCTTTTTGAATTCTTCCGGCCGGCTGGGGAAAGCTTTAATCGTCAGATCGGTGATCTGCGACTCAAGCCTGCCTACGATAGCGCTTTCGATGGTATCAACCACTGTAATCCTTCAGCGTGTCGCTGTTGAATACTCTGTCCGGGCCGAAGTGCTCGGGAGCATTTTCGACAGTTGGAGCAGTGCCAGTTGTGCCGACACCGATGACGGCGTCACCACGTGAAACGTTTTTCAAGAAAGCGATGGCATCGTTGTATCGCTTGGTAACTTCTTCAGTCAGCGACGAGCCATACAGCTGATAGCGCGCAATGTTACAGGTGAGCCTGACCAGAGTTTCCGGCACTTCGGCGAGAGGCAACGCATACCTGCTTGCCAGATATGCGTTGATCTCTGCTTCAGCGTCGCTCAGGGCCTGTTCGATAAGTTCAGAATCGTATTCGCCGGTCGGCGTTTCGCTTCTGTCGGTCAGCTGAATCAGCTCAGCCGCGCCGAATCTGTCGACCATATCCTGAACAACGGCGTAACTCATTCGTTGTCACCTGCCGGAGAAGCCGTTCCCGCTGGCTCGACCGCCTTGGCAAGAAGCAGGTTCTGTGCTTCTTCGCCAGACAGCGTGATTGCGTCGCCGATTTCATAGACAGTGCCGTCAAAGCGGATTTTGGCCAGGCATTTATATTCGCCTGCTGCCGGCTTTGAATTGGTTGTTTTGCTGGCTTTAGCCATTGGTTGTCTCCTTATGCGACTGCGTTCTGGATGAAGTAGCCGAGACGGTCAGCAGTGATAAGCTCTTTCACGGTTTCTCCAACACGAACCAACTGACCGCCGCGCAAACCGATGTTTTTATCGGGCGTGGAACCGGCAATACGCGAGCCGCGCTGTGCAGTGAAGCCGAAAGTCATGCGGTTGCCAAAAGTATCCGCCATGCGATCACGATAGATCAGAGCGGCATGCTTGCCCCAGACTCGCGAGAGGGCAGCTGTTTCGCCTTTTTTTGCTGTATTGAGAAAAGCTTCGCCGACGAGCACATCTTCGAGCTCAAAAAGCTCGGCAATCTGCCGTCTGGTCGCAATGCCCGCATCGCCACTGTTGCCATGAACTGCCTTAAGGACTTTTGGGTGTCTGATGAGCTTTGAGAATACCGCACGGCCGAATACCGCCACATTGGCTCTCATGATCATACTGTCGAGCGAGTCCATGATGACTTCGATCGGGTCAGATGCCACGAAGTCATTGAACTGATCAGCGCCAGCCAGAACGACTTTGTTGTTGGCGTGGTATTTGGTGGCATCGAAAACCAGGCCGGCGGTGCGAACTTCGCGGTCGAGAAGAATCAGATCCATGAGACCTTCTGCTGCGCGGTTGAGCGGGTTATAGTTGGCAGGGGCTTCTTCGATGTCATCCTGAGGAATCGGATCATCGAGACCATGGTCGGCACACGAAGAAGTTTCTTCAGTCGCCGAGAATTCAACCTGGTTGGGCTTGGATTTTCTGCCGACCAGGGTGTTGGGAACTGTGAAACCTTCTTCAAGCGTGTGCTTGAAATACTTGAATTCCTTTTTGCCAACTGGCACGCGAGGCAGAACCTCGTCGGCAATCAGGAGTTTGTTGCTATAGGCAACAACGACAGCTGTCATTACAGGATCAACAGGAAACGGGAATTTGCTCATTTAAACAAGCCTCCTTGGCTTTATGCTTTACGCAGTGTGCGGGATAACAAGACACCGCACGATTCGAGTTGCAGCGCCGGCTTCCAGGACGATGCCGGTCGCTCGCTCACCGGCGTTGGCAGCAACAGCTTTGCCGGCTCCATCGGAAGTGAACGATTTTCCGGCATCAATGTTGCCTGCGCACAGCACTTCGGCTTCGCCGAGAATAGTGATATCTGTTCGATCGCCGATAGCGACAGTGCCAGGCTGACAGATGACGCCGAGCTGATTTACAGCAGCGGCATCAGACTTCAGTGTCTTCTCGTTGGTAGTGCCGGCTTTGGCAATCAGGTATTGAGCAGTGGCATCTTCGGCCACATAGTTCTTATTTAACGGCTGCATCTTTGCCCTCCATTACTCTTTCAACTGCGGTCGAGAACGAAATGACAGTGCCTGCGCTTTCAAGCTTGTGCTTATAAGCTACGGCGCGTTCAGCGATTGCCGCCGAGTTAGTTTTGTCGAGGTTCATCGCGCCTGTTTCTTTGGCGATTTCGGCGAATTCAACAACGTTGGGCTGCTTGGCCAGGTAATTCTTAAAAAACTCGACCGGGGTTACCTTTTTGTCGGCGGCGAATTCGATGGTCACGCTGTTGTCAAGTGATTCCATGAAGTTCACCAGGTCGTTTTCGAAAACCGGCAGAATTTTGCCTTCTTTTTTGAGACCATCGACGAAAGCGGAGAATTCGGCACGCTTAATCTCTTTTTCTTTCGCCTGGAGACCTTTTTCCTTTTCTTCCAGCTCTTTGCGCTTGTTTTCAAGCGCCTGTTTTTCCTTGTCCAATTTGCCCTCCTCGTTAGGTTTATGTTCGGGTGCCGGCATTGGCACGGCAAACTCGATGCAGATTTCATCGTTGTCGCCGGCCAGACTTACCGGCTGCAAGCCAGGTATCGCCGGAGCGGCGGCACCGAGAAAGCCGACGTGCTTGAGATAGAATTCGCCAGGCTTCGGGTTGGCCGGATGATCTGGAGCGAACAGGCTGGCCGATACTTTTTTATAGAGCCCGGCAGCAACCATGTCGGCGAACTGCGGTTCGAGCTTTTCAGGCTCGGCAGTCAGCACGCCGTTGGCGAAGGCCACAGACTGAATCCAGCCGAAAGCCGGGTCTTCGGTTTTCGGGTGGCCCACCACGATCGGCGATGGAAAAAGCTTCGGATCATAGTTCTTCGCGATGGCTTCAAGGTCAGCGGCTGCAAAGCTGAAGTCCCTGCCATTCATTGCGCGAAACTTGCCGGGCTTGAGAAGTTGAATGGGTTTCATAAGCACCTCACTCGCAAAGCAGCGTGCCGGTGGCCGCGCCTGCCCGACCGATGTAATAAACATTCGGAGTGGTGGTGCCGACGTGGAAGTAATCAGAAATCGTGTCGCTTGCGATATCCGGCCAGTTCGTGCCACTTGCTACGCCGGCCGGCCCAAAATTTGCGCCAGCACCCGGAACCACATAAACCCGAAACTTTTTGGTTCCGTCTGGCAACGTCGGCACCTTGACGGCAGTATTTGCCGGAATCGAGAAGGTGGCGGTGGCCGGCGTCAGATAACCGGTCGATGGCTCGGTGATGACCGGAATGACGTAGTCGGAGTTGGTCGTGCGCTGCGAGCCGCCCGGTATAAAATAGCGGGCTTCACCGGCGAGCGCCACGATGGCCAGACAGACCACCAAAGCCACCACGAGTGGCAGGGACTGAAACAGTTTGTTTTTCATTTACGCCTCCTGAAGCAATTTGAAACTTATGCAGGTTTCAAAATAGCAGTCAGGAAGCGAGGCAGACAGGTGAAGTGTTTCAGTAAAAACAGGTCTGATTTTTCACCTGGTAAATCAGGGTGATTTTACCCCGTTTTAAAATACCCTCACAATTCGCCGGAAACGGGTCAGATTTTTGTTTTCTCCCTCTATGGGGTATATCTGATGGTTTTTAATATGGAAAATGCAAATGCGGGCCGTTTTTAGAGATTTTGGGTTTTACTCTTCGGAGGCAATATAATCGGCCAGCATGCCAATGATGTTTTCAATGTTGCTGGGGTGCAGAGTCATAAACGGCCGGGCCGGCACGTCACCCCAGGGGATGGCCTGTTTTCTGAAATGCCCGCGCACCGACCGGCTAACCGCCAGGTCTCGTGCCTTGCCAAGTTTGCCATTTTTGCCGACGCGCTGGCCATGTTGGGTCATGTTGCTAACATGCGCCTTGATCAAAACGTCATGAATGCCAAACTCACCCTTTTTCGCACCGAAATGTTGCATGGCAGCGTATTCTTTACCTGCACTTATCGACACTGTGTTTTTGTCGACCTTTTTACTCTTGCCGATCGAAGCAACCATACCTCCAGATTCAATGAGAATCTGATGTGGGCCTTTGAGGCCTTTTCGTTCTTTGATCGCCAATGTTGTGCGACTAAGCGCCTGCCACTTCTTATCGCCGCCAACAATATCTTCAGGAGAAGAATAACGTCCACCGGCAGCAAAGTTCTCCTCGACGCTGCTGATCATTTCATCACCGATGGCGTTAAGCGCCTCACTGGCGTCGCCGATTCTATTGACAATAGTATTCAGAAGCTCTTTAACCTGCTCGTCGCGCCATATCAGCTCTGTGGTCATATTTTAACCCCACGACGGCGAAGCATGGCGTTAAATTCTTCATCAATTCTCGCCTGCTCTTCGGGAGTCGGCGGTTCATGCTCAACAACTTTTCCTAGCGCTGGAATATCATACTGAGTTCGCCACAAAAAGCGATCACGCTCGCTCATTTCACCAAATCGGGTGGCTTTTTCGCCATCAGGCAGCGCCAAGAATTCTTTGATCGTAAGCGTCGGTTTATTCGTCATTGGCAACCTCTTCGAGCCAAATATAATACACATCGTTGCTCGATGTCACTTTCTTAACCTTGAACGATGAATTTCTTGCAAAAAGAACCTCTTGCTCCGCTGGGTTAAACTCAGTAAAATCAGCGCCATTCAGCGACTTGATAAACATTTGCACCTGGCCATCGGGATTATAGACGTCGCCTTTTGTTGTAGAGAGAAATTGCTTAAAAGGGAATGTAGCTGATGGCTTAAATTGCGACACATAATCTTGAGCGGCCTGTTTATCATTGAAGAAAAGCGACCTGGTAACCTCACCTTTATATTTTGGTTGAGCAGCAATGATCTTATCAAGGCTTTTAACAATTTTTTCCTCAGTTTCTGTCAGCGGCGCATCGTCTCTAAGCTTTTCATTCAAAACATAACTGCCACCTGAAACATAAGCATTTACGGCATACTGGTCTTCATCTTCAAGCTGTTTGGCCTCTTTTATTACGGCATTAAGGCGAGGACGCAGGTCTGGCGGATAATTTTCAGGTTTTGGCTGCCAGACGTCTTTTCCCGGATTATAATCCCATCCATCAGGAACATGCGGGCTGATTTTGACTGCTTCGATTTCGCCTTTGCTGACTTCCAGGCCCTTCGTTTCAACTTCGAATTTGGAAAGCGAAACGACCCGACAACGACAGCCCCAGCCGTTCGGCGGGTAATATTTATCCCAGAATGGATCATCATGCCGGAATATTTTTCCGTTAAGCACGCGATGAGCGTCTCTGGTTCTGCCGTCCATGACCGCAACGTATTTCCAGTAAGGGCGCAGCCTGGTGCTACCTTTCATTTCCTTGTATCGACCCGCCATGTAGGCAGTTTGCATATTGGTGCGGTAGATGGTTTTCAATCGCCAGGGCGCAGAAAGATCAACTTCTTTTTGTGAGCCGTCTGGGCGATCAATGTTCTTTTTGCCCCACCAGCCTTTCTTTTCGAGAAGCAGTTGCAGGTCTTTCTTGAAGCTTTCGAAACTTTTGCCGCCATTCTGAGCGTCCTCGACGGCCTTGCGGATATCGACCAGCACGTCGAGTTGAGTGACACCGGCGACGGTGAAGGCTCTGGTGTGTGCTTCGCGCTTCATTTCGTGCCAATCAAAACTGACCTGGTAGCCCTTCTTTTCGAAGTATTTGATAGCTTCGTCAGGTGGCAGGTTGAAAGCGCCCTTTAAAATGTCGGCATCACCTGGCATTCAGACGCCCCCATACGGCGGCAACGAAGTAGGCCCGTTCAAGCATTTTGGTGAGAGCATCGAATGACAGGCCGTCGTAAGTTTCGACCAGGTCAGTCATGATCTGCTCATAGCTCTGGCCATTCTCAATCAACTTAATAATAGGGGCCAGTATGCCTTCAGCCTGCTTTTGCAGTTCAACCGGGTTGATGTCGTCGACAAACTCTTCGACAACAGTCTGCGGATTCGCTAGTTTGCGAGGCATTCCCAGCCCTTTGCGCAGATAGTCAGCAATTTCTTCCTGAGATGGCACCGCAAAGTTTATCGGCTTGCCGGGTTGCTGGTTGGCTATCGGTGCCGATGGCTCTGCGAGGTCGAAGTCGTCTTCCTGCAGGTTGTATTCGCGCACGAAGTAGCTTTTCTTAAACTTGACGCCGGCCTGGCCGAGTTTGGTGTCGCGGTCGGCTTTTTGCGCCAGATCTTCGTCTTCTTCAAAATCGCGCCAGAGTTGCGGCACTGGAGCGCCGGGCATGTTGAGCTCGATAATCCATTTCACCAGGGTATTATTCAGGCATTCGCACAGCGCGTCAGCATCTGCTTTTGCAGTTTCGAGACGCACTTCGTTGCCGACCTCATCCCTGGCACGGCTGCCGCCGGCGGTATTCTGATTCGTGGTGCCAGTTTCGCCGAGAACGACTTCAGAGATTTGTTCGTCCATGTAGCGCACGAGCTTTTCGTAAGTGTCGATACCGCTTCTGGCCGCTTCGAGCAAAGTGACTTCCATGCCCTCGGGTATGGTTATGCCACTGTCGCTTGCTATAGCCTGCAAGGCAGCTTTTAAGGCGTCTTTCTCGCTTTTCGTGGCGCTGGCGAGCCGTATTTGTCGCAGAAAACCAGCCAGAAGGTAATACCTTTACGCTTGAAGAAGACCGGCCAGAAAAGGCTGTTGCCGAGCGCAAAACCATAAGGGTTTTCATAACGCGGCTCGAAGGTGAATTTGATGAATTTTCTTTCAGGCAGGGGGATGCCCTTGTATGTGTCTCGCATCGTAAGCAGGCGCATTTCAACACCGTCGCCTTCATCGACAAAAACGAAGCGCTGCGGCTTTCTGAATCTGATCTCGGCCGGTCGGATCTCGTTCTCTTCGCGCACCCACATCACTTCGCCGACTGAGTAGCCTTTCATGATTGCATCGAGAAAACCTGTGGTAGCTTTATCGATGTCGAGCTTGTCCATGTGTCGGCGAAGCAGCTCGGCAGATTCTTTGGCCTCAGCGGTATCGTCTGCTTCGTTGACTACCCATTCGCGTGAAGTTACAGCACGTTTGCGTTTGCTGATAACAGTTCTGACGTGCGCGTCAGATTCGAGATCTTCGTAGGTATCGAGGGCAAGTGTTCCGCCGCGCGACTGCAAAACCTTGTCGGGATTCGGCAAAATGCCTCCGAACAGCGGCGTTTCGTCTCGGATAGGTGCTATTTCGACGGTCAGTTCTTTTGAAACGACCTTGGTATCTTTCTTTTTTGCCATGATCAGCCTCCGTAATAATCAGCCAGATTGCCAGCGCTGCATTCACGAGGGCCGGCCGAGTCGTATTCAATCACAACCGAATTCTGAAGCGTCGCAAACCACGCCAGACAGTAGCCGATGGCTCCATCACCGTGGCGCTGTTCACCGCCAATGCCTTTCCGCTTTGCGGTTGCCGGAACCTTTGGCACGCCTTTTTCAGTCTTAACCATGCGATGATCGGCCTTAATATCGGGATCATCGGAAAGTATAATCTGCCTGTCCTCAAGAGCGGTCTTGTATTTTGGGAAATATTCGCTATACCACTGCTCGGAAAGCATGACCTGGGTAATTCTGCCAGCGCCATACTTTTGCATGGCAACCTCGGCCAGGTATTGGCCGTTGCCTCTCGCATCGTGCGCGCCATGCATGAAACAGGGCATAGCATCAACGGTGTAAAACAGCAATTCGCGCTGCTGCGTGAACGGCACGTTCTTCATTTCGATAATAAAAGGCGTCATGCGCATAAGGCCATTAACGACCAGGGGCACAAAGACCGAAAGGTCGCCGGAACGTGCGAAGTCGAAGCCATAATATGATTTGACCGGGCCACTGACGACTTTCAGGAAGTCGATGACCGGTTTGATGTTTTCTTCCCACCAGATTTTGCAGGTTGCGGTTCGTTCCTCTTCAGGCCTGGTTGTAAATTCGTCTTTAAACGCCAGCTTGAAAACCGGAATACCGGGCTGCATAACTGATTCGAGCAGCACGTTCGAGAAATACAGGCCGCTGCCTTTGCTCGGAACACAAAACAGTTCCTCGTCAGCGCCGTCACCGTAAAACTCAACTATCTCCTGTCGCCATGCGCGTTCTTTTTCTTTTGTCCAGGCAATACCCATTTTCAGGCAGATGCGCTTATACAGGCCATCGGCCAGCGCATCATCAAAGGTAACTCGATGCAGACTGTATTTGAGCTTGCCTTCACGGATTGCCTTAATCAATTCGTTAAAGGGGTTGTCTTCGCCGTTATGCGTTGAAATTAAGCAGACGCGGCCACCCCAGATCAACATTGCCATTGCAGCCTTGATCAATTCGTCCAGCTTCTCGTGAAATCCAGCCTCGTCTATTATGATCAGACCCTGCTTGCCGCGAAGATTGGAAGGCCGGGAAGACAGCGCGCTTACGCGATACCCGGAAGCGAAAGTGATTCTGAAAGTTAGAATATCCTTGTCTTCATCTGCCAGCACGGTTTCCTCGATCTCACCGGCAGCGAGATTGTAATGCCTGGCCCAGAACGCGGAATCTCTGATGAATTCTTGAGCCATGTCTTTGTTGTAGCCGATATACCAGACGTCCATGCCGGATTCGGCTGCAGCAAGCAGAGACGCTTCGGCGGCTTCCCCCCAGGACAAACCAATTCGCCTGGATTTCTCAATCACCCGAACTGGCGATGTATCTGAAATCCAGCGCTGCTGATAGCCGAGCAATACAACCGGTGCTGACATGTTAACCTGCTATACCGAGAATTTTACTTCTGATTGCCTGAACGGCCTCGTCTGTCAGGCCACCTTTTTTAGCGACGGTCTCAACGTCTTTTGCTGCTTCGACAGTTCGCTTTTTAACGTCAGCAGCGTATTTTTTAACAGTGGTCGAGGCTTTGCTGAGAGAGCCGATCATGTGCCCAAGGTCATCGAGATCAAGGTCACATTTATCGGCATCGAGTTTATTCAGAACCTGAAAAGCCTTTTGCTGCACAAGTCTGATCAAGGCATCGTTTAAGTTGCCCTGTTCATCCGGGCAGGCATCAACAAGCACTTTCGCTTGTTCTGTCGCCATTTTTACTGCAGCCAAAGTATCTTCGAAGTTCTTGCCGTATCGGTGCAGGCTTGATTTGCTGATGCTGTAGCCTTTGGCCTGAATTGCTTCGGCCAGAGCTTCGTAGCCGGAAAAGTTGCCATCAACCAGCGATTTATCGAGCCACTCTTTGACTTCTGTCGGAAGCGTGACAATGGAGCTGCGTGCTGGCATGACTACTCCTTCGCGATGCCCGGAGGGGCCTTAACGGCAAATTCTACGATATCGATACCATAGGGCAGAATTTTTGCCGACCAGGTAGCGCGATCGCGATCGACTACTTCGATTGCCTTGAGAGATTCAAGATAGTCGAGATATTTGCGGATTTCATGGGACAGCACCGGGTAGCCAGCGCATTGGAGAGCCGTAAAAAGTGTTTTTTCGTTGGCTCCGACTGGGCCGGTAGCATGCAGCAGGCGTAAAATCTGGCGGCGAACCGTTTTAACTTCAGCCAGGCGAATTTCATCAGTTTCAAGCATTATTTTTAACCTCTTTTTGCGAGTTCATCAAGCTTGCGGTTGATCATTGCCAGTGCCGATAACACCTGATCTTCCTGGCGGCGACAGTCGTCTTTCAATACATAACTGCGCGGCATTGCCGCAAATTCGGCCCGCATTTCAGCTATGCTCACTTCGATAGATCCCAGCCGCTGCAGAAGCGCAACATCCTGTTTATTTATGCTGTTCTCAACGGCAGTCAGACGTTGCGACAAGGCATCGTCGTCTTTTTCGGCATTCTGTTTAATCGCCATCAGGCGTTGTGAAAGCGCCTCTTTGTTTTCGTTTTCATTCTTGCCCTGCAGCCAGCGAATCAGCCCGACGAGAAAGCCAGACCATGCGAGGACGAGCGTGAGAAGAATTGGTATGATTTGATGTATCTCCATGGTTTTCTCCCAGGTTAGAATTTGAAATTGAAGCTGGTGCCGATCTTAAAATCAGGCTTCTGGCCTTTACCGACCTTGAGGTCAGCAAAGATATGCCGGGCCTTCAGTCCAAGACTGACACTTTTCTGATCAGCCTGAACGGTCACTTCGCCGCGTCCAGGCTCGATTGAGGGTTTACGGTAACAGCTTTCGAGAGCTTATCGGCGGCGCTCAAACCCTGCGCCATGAGCTTGGCATCAACTTCAAGCGCTTCAGGCAATTCTTTGCCGAAGGCATCTTTGAAACCATCTCGCAGAATCGACATGAATTCGCCGTATTTATTAAGCTTGTCGAGTTTGCCTGCTTTCTGCAGCTGTTCGACCAGCGCCCAGATAGGGTAGGCATAGTCACGCACCCAGGGTCGGCCTTTTTCGACAAGCGCCACGATGCTGTCATCGATAGTGGTTTTCGTTTTCGGCGCAACAGCCTTGAGAATCGCATAGAGCGACATGATCAGCGAAACAACAATAGCCACATTGGCCGGGGTCAGGTATTCAGACATGGTTTATCTCCTTAAAATCTGAGGTAAAAATGGGGCCGGTCGACAAACTTCTTATAGTTGCCGCCCCACGAAAGGCCGATTTCAGCCGCAATTTCACCCATTCGCGCCCACAGCGCCGGGTCGTTCCAGATCGCGACTTTTCTGCCGTCAACCAGGCGTTGCGGCACAGCGTCAAAAGCGAGAGATGCCGGCTTGTTGTTTACGGTATGATTGTGATCACTGCGACCGCCAGGCAGCATCGTCACCTTTTTGCCTGGTTTTGTTCGGCCCAGCGCGAAAAGATCATCCTGCTCCGCGTTCGAGCGCCAGGTCATATAGATCAGCACATCGATACCGTCTTTTTTGCACAACTGCACAAACTGCCGTGCCAGTGGCTGCAGCGTCGGATGCAGATCTTCAATTTTTCTGCTCGCCATAAGTCACCTCCTGTTACCCGAAAATAGCAATTCCAGGCCAGGCAAAACAGGTGAAGTGTTTCACACAAAAGAGAATTCCCCTCGAATTTCGAGGGGAATTCATAGAACTAAAAGGTATTTGCTCTCAGAGACAGCCAGTTACCCTATACTATTTGCGCTTCTTGCCGCCGAAAGGCCAGGCTTTATAGCCGTAGTCTTTGGCGATCATAAGCTTGCCAGTTCTGTAGTGTCGATAGACAGTTACGTAACCGTGCTCTGTATGATGATCCATAAGGTCGTCCTCCTTAAACTATGATTTTCACCTTAAGGAAACGACCAATTGACAAAAGATCATCTCTGAGTTAATCTTTCGATAACAAATGATTCGATCGCTGCCTTAACGGTAGCAAAAAACTCAGATGCTCGTAACATCTGAGTTTTTACTTTTTCTTCATACTGTTAACTCTATAGCAGGCTGCCTCATATGAGACGCCAAAAACTTCAGCTATTTCATTAATTGTAGCTCCTTCTCGCAAAAGCATTTCCACTTGAAAAGTAGGCATCAAAAATCTTGCTGCAAAAGCGTTTGCCTGAATTTCTGGATCTTCATATGGTTTCAGAAATGATCTATTCAGACGTATTCCAGAACTTTCTCCTCGCAAAGAAGTCGACTCTCTGAGATATTTCGCGTGAACAGCAATATGACAAATTTCATGCGCCACAGTAAATCTTGCTCGCCCATAACCCGAACTTGATTCATCACCAAGAGAATCATATGTTTCATGCGATAGAATTATCTGCTTTGACTTACAAAGAGTCATAGCTTCCACATCTGAAGGCAAATGTTTAATTTGATACTCGTATCCCAACAACCATTTCAAATCTGCTTCGAATAGTGAAGCCAAGTCAATCGAAGACGGTTCTTTCAAACTTTCAACAGCAACTCGCTGCCTTATTGCAAGTCCGATGCCTTCAAGATCGTTCCAGCTTCGCGAAGGGACTCTGGGAACTTTATTATTACTCGTCATCGTCTTTGGGTTTCCCCCTTAATACTTTCAAGATCTGTTCTGCTTGGTCATCCGTTAAGCCTTTTAGAGCTCTACCCAAAGAGAGAGCTGCATCCAACTGAAGGTCATGCAAACCCTCAGTATCAAGTTCGATATGCTTTCTCTGCTGAGCCGCGAGCCTCAATAGTTCATTTTCATCCGCACCGATAATTTTCGCTATTTTGACTATTCTTTCTGGACTTGGTGGAGCTCTATGCCCTAACTCAACATCAGAAAGATAGACAGCGGAACATTCAAGCGCTTTACCTAGCTGTCTCAAAGTTATTCTTGAGTGCTCTCGAAGCTCTCGAACCCTTTCTCCGAATTTCTGCGACATTCCGTTTCTCCTCATTGTAAGTGCAGTTTGTTCTAGTTTTACTCGAACACATTTACCTGTCACTACATGATATTATACTGTAAGCTAACGAGCTTACGCAACCCCTATTTTTATTTTTTTCATAGATTCTGGACTTTGCCAAAAAAGCCGGCGAGTAAGCCGGCTTTAACACAAAATAAGAGAGTTGCTTTCATCTTTTAGACCATAGAAGCCTCCTGAGATTTTGATTCGGGCTCGATCAACTCAAGTCCTGTGATTTTTTTGAATTGGGTTACCAGGGCCTTTGCCTTTGCAAAAAATGGCACGTAGAAAATCAGTTTTTCACCCAGATCTGGGCATTCTTGAAGAACTCGCTTTTTTCCGTATATTTTGGTCATTGACGCTCGGAACTTGGCCCGCCACTTCGCGCGACTTTTTTTACACCAGAACTTCTCAACAAGCGGATTATAATTTTTGTTGTCCTGTTTGTGTGTCCAAGCCGGTCTAAGCGAGCCGTTGAAATAGACAATCAATCTGCGCTCACCTTCTTTCCATGCTTCTCTAACAACACTGATTTTATCTTTTCCGAGATAAAAATCTTTGCTGCCAAAATAGCCGGCCAGGTCTTTTTCGATTTCGGCCCATTGCTCTTTTGTAATCAAGCTGACTTCTCCTTTTTGGCAAGCAAACGACGGCAGGTTTTGCAGTTGTCTGGCGAATCGTCATTTCCCTGTTCCCGATGACCGGCATACATCCAGGCACGGCATAATGAGAACGGGCCGCTAAAGTAATGGGCTTTTTTTGCTGCTTCAGGCCAGCCCCAGCCTTCATTGTTTGTCATTTCAAAACCTCCGTATAGTCAAATCATCTGTCTACTGAACTTCGGTGTTTTCGGAACCGCAATCTGGACAAGGGGCGTCGATCGGTAGATCACTTGTAAATTCACAACCACAGTCAGTGCAAACATACGGCAACAGCATAATTTCTCCTTAAAGTTTAAGTTTCAAGCGGAACTGGCTGATTACGAGCAGCCAGACGGTAGCGTTGATGGCGGCGTAGGTGTTAACGTCGCCGTGGGTCAGAACACGGTGCCGGCTCAGATAAGTCTCGACGGCATCGACGGCAGCAGAAGGGCAGGGCGAAGCAGCTATCAGATCGCGCACTTCCTCAATTTTCATCAGGTCGGGCATAAGCCTTCCTCCTGCATAATTCGCGTTCAAGTGAGCGCACCTGGTCGCTGTCGGCTACGGCCTGGTCGAGCAGTATCTGAAACTCAAGGCAGTTGACCAGCGGGTGGCCCTGGCGATCGCGAAAGTCATGCTTTTCAAATCTGGCAACGATCTCTGCTCGATTCACTCTTTCTTCTCCTGCATTGTTACCAGTTTGCGGTAAGCCTTTTTGATGCGCTTTTTGTCGCCAGAGAGAACTGCCGACACGTAAGCGTTCGTTACTTTGAACACTTCCCAGCAGCGCGCCTGGGTAACCCTTTCAATTTCAACCGACATTCGCCTCTTCCTCTTCAGTCGGAAACAGATCGAGCTGGGTCGGAACCTCAACGCCGTTGTGAACCGCGTTGATGATCTGGTAGACGCGACGGGAAGTAATGCCGTATTTATCGCAGATTTCTCGCATGGATATCTGCCCAAACAGCCGGGCGATTTCAAGATCACGCGCGGTATATTTGAAGAAAAAGCCCTTCGGGATATAGACATTATCGCCGCCGATGGCAGTCATGACCGCGTGCGCGCATTTCAGCCCGAGATCGACGGCGCGGCGATCTTCGATGCCGTCAGCCATGAGCTGATTACCGATAAATTCAGCAACGACCTGCATTATTTCGGGTAATTCGTCGGGCTTTTTCATAGTGACTCCTTTCAGGCTGTTCGGCGACCATGGCGCTGAGCGTCTCTAACCAGCGCCGAGATTATTCCATTCAGATGTTTTGGCTCACAGAAGGTCAGCGAATCGACCTTCCACATTGTTTTCGCAAGCTTGTCTGCATAAGACCAGGGACGCTGTGCCTCGGCAAGCAGTGCCTCGATCTTCTTGAGCAGACGACTGCGGTCTGGAACATTCATATTTTTCGGGCGCTTCTGGGTGTGATCGCGTCGGCCCCAGCCGCGCCCGCGAAAGAAGGCCAGCAGCTTGCGCCGGTTCGGAGCATCGAGCTCGGCTGCCGATTCGGCCTGACAGCACTGCTGAAGAATGTCGCGATACATATCATCATCGAGGCCGAGGTCTTTTTTCGCCAGGTGAATCATGGCCAGGTCTCGGCGTCTTTGTTCCGGGCTGTCATTTGTTGTCATCGGGTTCCTCCTTTTTTGCCGGCAGAGGCAGCTGGCCCTGTTGTGGTTTCACTGCACCAGGCAGCTCACGTTTTTTGATGTCAGATTCCGGGATGCGTGGCATCAAGCCTTTGCGCTGTTTGTGGTCGCAAGACGCGCAAATTTTCTGATCTGCTGCGATAGGCGTCTTTTTGCAGATCGAACACAGGTGCCAGCCGTCAGATTTCAGATGTTTCCACCATTCGCGCTGTTTTGCTTTGATGCGCGTAACTATGTCCTGGTAACTTTCAGTCATACTCAACTCCATTGGCTGCTCATCAGGCCGAAACCGCCACGTTCCGGCGACAGGGCAAGCGCCCTGTTTCGCTCAACCAAAAATTGCCGCGATAATCAATGCAAAAACGATTGCTGGCCAGCCGACTTCAGCTGTGTTAGTCAACTTGAGCGTAATCAATACAAGCGCAAGAGCTTTCCAAAATCCCATGCCATTGACATCCAGCTCCTTGCTCATCAGCCGACGGCCTCCAGCTTGACTTCGTAAGGCTCGATGCTGAGTTCTTCTTTTTCGCTGACGATGGCGATGCCCTTGACTGCGACAATGGCCTCTGGTTCAGCCAGAATCAGATCTTTGCTGATTTCTTCCTTTACGCGAATAAAGCGGCTCAGGCCTTTTTTCTTGAGCATCGCGATAACGTCTTCAGGCTTGGTAATGCGGCATGACGGCGGGCACTTGCGCCATGAAAGAGTGCCGCTGGGAAGCGTGACGGTCTTGGTTTTGCCGCCGTCGGTAAGCTCTTCGCGATGCACTTCGCAATAAGCTTCGACGCCATTCACGATAGCCTTAATCTTCTGATTGCAAGGCTCGGCTTCCTCTTCATAGCGCTTCTTGAGCTTGGTGATCGCCTCGTTCATCTCGTTCTCGATCTTGTTCCGCATGCGCTCCTGCCGGCCGAGTTCAGCTATCTGGTCAACAAGTTCCTGACGGGTTTTCGGGATTTCACGGTTCACTTCGATCTTGGTTCGGGCCATTTGATGTCTCCTTTCGATTTCCTGCCCGGTAAGGCAGTCGCAACATTTCCAGATCCAGGGGCGCATTTCGCCTCTGGCGAGTAACACCCTGGCATGCAGTCGTTTCAGCAGGCAGACCTGCTTTTCAACCTGCCGCCGCCAGGGTTGGCAGGTCAGTGTAGACATTGTTCTTTCCAGGCCTGCAGCACGCGCAAGAATTGATTAAAACTTCGCTCGGAAAGCTCGGTGAGCCGACCAAGCTCTTCGACTCTGGCAAATCGGCTGCACATGGCATCGGCCATGGCACAAGCGTCCTCAGAAGCCTGCTGCAGGTATCCGGCAACTATTTCCAGGGAAAGGTCAGCAGATGTGCCGTCTTTGGCGTCATGGAACTGAAAAAGATCACCAACCATTCGCGATCTGATCTCGGCAGTCATGCTCTGCAGGTTTGCGATTCTTTCAACTGTGCTGGTGCTGTTCATGGTCGTTTCCTCCTCGTGCTCTGAATTCGCCGAATTGTTTCAAGATTCTCTCTGGCCTGCAGAAGCCGACAGCCGGCATCGTGGCCAGCCATGTAGCGATAGGCTTCGCGGCATACGCCACCGCAGATGTCACGGCAGTCGATGCAGCAGGCTATTTTGCAGCCAACCCGGTCGGTCGAGTTGCATTTCAGAGCGCGGATTCTTTTATTGAGGTATTTCTTTGCCGCTCTGAATTTCATCGTTTCATCTCCTCGGCGAACTTGCCTGGAGTCTGACCGCAGAACGGGCAGTGGTTGATTATGATGCCGTTGTCACCGCGTGCCTGCTGGTATTTCACGCCGTATAAGATCGATTCCAGTGCCTGGCGACGATTCTCGTCCTTACTCAGAACGTAGACAGGCACAAAGCCTTTGCCTCGATGATTTAAAGACTCAACCCGATCGGCGAGCCAGGTGCACATTCGTTCTGAACTGCATTTTTCAAACATTGGTTCTTTGTTCTCGCTCACGCGGCGACCTCCTGTTCTATGTTGTTGTCGATCAGAGCCGTTCGCTTTTTGTTCATGGCCGGTGGTCTGGGGCCGGTATCGCGCACCAGAAGAAAAATACGAGGATCATTAGAGACCAGGCGCAGATAACGACACCGACACATAAGCCTGATTACCTGCCGGCAGTAGTCCGCCGACGCGCCTGTCACCGAAACGATTTCGGCGGCTGAGAATTTGCGCATGCAGCGCATCGCCTGCCAGATTCTGGCAAGAACATTCGGGTTGACACCACAGACGAAAGGCTTCTCAAGATACACAATCAGTGCCTTTTTAAGCTCTTCAGGACTTTTCGGCGTCTTCTGCTTTTTGAGCCATTTCAGCAGTGTTGTGAAAGGCTGATCCAGTTCCCTGCTCAGTTTTCTGGCGTTTTGACCGCAGCGGTTGTGCGCCAGAACGAGCAACTCATGCCAGTCTTGATCTGCATAGTTATTTGATTTGTTTGCCTCTTGCATGATCAGCAACCTCCGCGTTTTTTAGCCTTTGGTGATTCGGATAGGAAAAAATTTGCCTTTCCCCATTCCTCCGAGCCTATCTCAGCAATAGCAAGCGTTTTGGCCCTGCGCTCGATTGCATCAAGGCCAATCACGATCAGCCTGATAACACCCTTCGAAGCATCAAACAGCTTGCGCAGCAGCTCTATTTTGATCGTGATTTCGCATAACGATTTGCTGAGCAGCTGGCAGTCCTCAAAATCGACCGGCTTGAATTCAACCCACTGTGCGATTCGGTTGACGAACTGGTCTCTAAGCTGCACTTTCTGCTGAACGCCGTCCATGCCGACAAGCACGATCGGAACCGAAGACAGGTCATGGATGTCTCTAAGGGTTTCGGTCATCTTTTTGTCTTCGACGATGTAGTCGAATTCATCGATAAACAGAGGTCGACCTGTGACCCTCAGAACATCGGCGATCTGTGAAACCATCGGGGCGGCACGCAATTTAGTCGGCGCCACATCAAGTTCGCGTAGAATCGCCTGCAACATCGAGCCGGGTGTCCATGTCGACAATGCCCTGACGTAGACCCCATTGCACTGGTTAACGAACCAGGCGGTTGCAGTGGTTTTTCCCAGACCTGACTTACCGAAGATCAGGCCGATGCCAGGCGTGCCCGGCGTCCTGGTCAGAAGCGCATCGCTGGCATCTGACAGATTTCCAATGTTTTTCACTGGAGCGACGATTGACCTCATGTTAAACTCCCTTATGACTTAAAATTTCTGGCCGGCTTCAACGCCGGTCTTTTTCTTTTTATTTTGCGTTGATGACCAGCTGGTTTTCTTCAGCGAGCCGCTTCATGCGTTCGTGGGTGCGACCTTCCGGGGTTTGTTCCCAGGAGCGACGCCACCGGTCATCTTCTTCTGAAATGCCCTTAAAATTCACGGCCCGCAGCGCTTCGTAACGTGCTACCCGGGCCTTTTTTTCATCCTGTTCGCGTTCTTCTTCTGACCGGCGGCGAGAGTCGAGGTCAACGATTTCAGCCAGCCTTTTTTCGGCTTCCGGCGATAAAGTCGCAGCAGCGGCGTTGATTTCTTCAAAGGTTGTCGGCTCCGACATGGCATCGTTCACAATCACTGCGTCTGAAGCAGCCTGCAGAGCCCTGGTGTTGTATTCGGCGGTGGTTTCTTCTGGGAGCGGTCTGTCGACAGACTTGTCTACATAGTTCTGAAGGATTTCGCCGGTGATATTTTTGAGATTGGCCGTGCCCGCAAGCTTCTTGAGTTCGCGCTTTTTAGCAGAAACGAATTCTTTCTGTTTCGCTCGCGATACAGCGGCAACCTCTGAGCGCGGCAGACCAAGCAGCTCGGGTCTGATGGCAGTGCAGATATAGTCACGGTCGGCGTTGAAGACCATAATCTTGCCGGCATCAAACGGGTCGTATTTAACAACGACGGTTTCACCGATGTAACAGGCAAGCTCAGGCGCAACAAAGCTGAAATGATCGATAGCGATACCCTTCTTGCCGACAACGCGGGTGCCACCACCGGGAGCCTCGGCCAGAAGATAGTCGAGCGCCCGCACGTCACTGATTCGTCTCACCAGGAAGCCTTCATTTATACAGGCAGCCACAGCATCAGCAGGCGTTTTACCATCGAGGCCCTCATGAGGGGTGTTGAAATATAGGTGATCTGTCCATTTGTCGCAAAATTCCTGCAGCTGCACGGCATCCATGAAACCCAGCTCGATCGGGTCGGACTTGTCGCCGTGACGTTGCGCGAAACTCTTGCGATCTTCAATTTTCTTGCGCTCAGCAACGCTACAGCCGAGATATTCCTGGCAGAGCGGAAACAGGCTATGATTGAAAGTGCCGAAAAAACTTTCGATAAATGGTTTGCGGTCTGGTGAGAATGGCGCGCAGATCAGATGTTCGATTTCGAGAGCGTTAAAAGCCTCGACCAGGTATTTCGATGTATAGTCAGAGCCGTTATCGGTCTTGATGCTCTCAGGAACACCCCAGTCAAGGATTGCCCGTCTTACCAGAGCGGCGACGGCAACGGCCTTACTGGTCTTATTGACCAGCATCTTGGCGCGGCGCGTCTTTATGTCAATTACGCCAACCAGTGTATGTCTGCCGTCTTTGAGCATAACGTCAGTGGGCGTGCTGTCCATTTCCCAGCACTGCAGGTATCTATCGATGCCGGCGGAAGCATCACCGAAAGCGGCGCCGCGTTTCCCGCGCCAGGCATCGGGGCTCTGAATGAATTCGAAAACCTGCTTGTTATTGTTTTTCCATGCCTCCATGAAGCGGGCAATCGTCTTAACATGCGGAACCTCTTCGAGCTCCATCTTGTCTTTGCGCGCCTCGATAGCCAACGACACCTGTTTGGCGTCACAGTGCGGGAACTCTGTCATCATAGCGACAGCCAGATCGTAAAGAGCCTTGTTGGTGTAAAAAATGCCGCTGCCACGTCGGGTGCCGTAGTTTCCGGCCAGGGCGGTGATGCCTTCCTGCCGGTATTTCTTGAGCCACTTCATCAGACTCGGCTGCGAGGTCTTCTCGATCACGCCGCGCACCCACTCGGGCGCCTGAATCTGGCCTTGATTGTAGGCATGACAGAACAGGAACTGAGCAGCAGTTGTGGTTTCAGTGCAGGTCTTTTTGAAGGTTTCCCACAACTTGATGATTTCGAGTTTTGCGTTCATTCTGTCTCTGGACATGCCTGTCAATCCTTCTGACTTGTTTAAACTGTCGAGGCGCTTTGCCTGGGTAACTTTTTGCGAGATCTCTTCTTTGATCTTGAGCTTTGCAGCTTCAGCCTTGCCCTCTTTAAAGGCCGGCTCAGCGCTCATCGCCTTAATGGTGTCGTTGGTGTTTTTGATCGCCAAGGCTCTTTGTGTCTCCTGGGGAAGACTTGAGATGTGATACTCAAGCCCACCGCCACGGCCCTGGCGCTCACGAGATTGCCAGTTTTCATTTCTGGCCTTTTTTACGATGCCGTATTTCGTAGTCGGCAGACCATCTAAGCCAGCCAATTCAGCCGTAGAGAACCATTTATTCATTTACGCAGCATCCTTCTCCCAAATTTCTGGCGGGCAGCCCATGTCTATAAAAACCTGTTTGATGTTTGCGCTCGTCATTTTGCCTTTCATGACGTTAAAAACTGCGGTCTGGCTCACGCCAGCCTTTTGAGCAATATCTTTTTGCTTTATCTCTCTTTCTACGAGCCACTTTTTAAGCTCAATAAATCTTCGGTTGCTCACCTTTACAGCTCCCTAATCCGGTTGGCTTAGAACCATAGCAAGATAGGTAAAATCATCGAGGTCTGACTCAGAAATGCTTGGAATCTCTTCCGCAACCCATTCGGGAACTTTTAATTCCCCGCTGTTATAGGCTTCGCAGAATTGATTCTTCAGAAGAAAACGCCGCCAATACTCGGCAATACGAATCTTGGCGCGTGCGCGTTCTATATAAGGGATTTTGGTGCTTTTGGTGATTTTGGTAGCATCCAGCCAATTTTGGGTCACCTGAGGCAAACTTGAAACATGATATTCAAGCCCGCCGCCACGCCCCTGACGCTTCCGACTCTGCCAGTTTTCGCGCTTGGCCTTCTCAAGAATGCCGCGTCTACTAGACGGCAAACCATCCAACCCGACCAATTTAGCTGTAGAAAACCATTCCCGCATTATTTTACCGCCCTTGCTTTTTTGTTGACAGATTCCAAAATTTTGTTAGAGTTTCTATTCATGGTTGTGAAAATAATTTATTTTCTTAACCTATCTGCAATAGTATCAAAATATTTTGATACGGTCAAGTGAAATGTCAAAATATTTTGATAAAAAAATTTGGTTGTATGTTTAGGCTCTAGCAAAATTCGCTCTGGTAGCCAAAACAAGTCGAAAGAGACAAACATACAACTGTTGGAAGTTCACTTAGGGTTTTTACGGGGGTAATTGAAGAGGAAATGGGCCAAAACAAGGACAAAAACAGAGCTTCAGGCAACATACAACTTCATGAAGGCGGCATCAAAAAAGTTGGATGTTTGGAAAACGAACATACAACTTTTTCGACAAGGCTTCAGTTTGTGTTGGGCGAAGAATCGGCAAGGGCTTTTGCCAAGAGGGCTGACATCTTACCAGCCACATTCCACAACTACATAAAAGGCACTAGTGAGCCTACTAGGCCTGTTATTGTCGCCATTGCCAAAACAGCCGACGTTAACATCGAGTGGCTTGCAACCGGCACCGGCCCGATGCGCAAGGGTGAAACCTTACTCGCGACGATCGAACCGGCAGCATTCACAATAACCAACCTAGAAGGTCGCCAGGTGGAGTTTAAACCCTCACCAAACTTGTGCCACCTTCCGATCCTCGACTTGCGCGTCTCATGTGGATCGGGTTCGTTTATTGACAGCGAGGCTGTTCAGGCTGTTTTTTCGGCAACTGCCAGCTGGATCAGGCGAGAGTTGGGTGCAAATCCAGAAGATCTTACCCTGGTGTTTGCCGATGGCGATTCGATGACCGACACAATCAAACCGGAGGAAATCGTTATCGTTGATCGCTCCAAAGCCAAGCGCCCCGGAGACGGTATATGGGTCTTTCTATACGACGATGGCCTTTTCATCAAACGTCTGCAGTTTATGCCAGGGAAACAGGTCGAAGTGACAAGCGACAATCCTCGCTACAAAACATATTCCCTGACCCCCGACGATTCCTTCCGCCTCCTGGGCCGAGTCATCGCCGCCCTACCGCTGAGAAGGCTATAGAATAATGATTTTTAATTATAAAACGAGGAAAATTGATATGAAAAAAACGATGCTATTAGTGACTCTTGCCTTACTTCTTGCCTCATCGTCTTTTGCTGCTTTCTGCTCTAAATGCGGCTACAAGGCCGGCGATGAAAGTGTTTTTTGTTCTAAATGCGGCACCAAATTAGATGGCTCAGCGGCAAACGACTCGAAACATTCTGAAACAGATACGTTGGCGTTAATTGATGATAAATTTTCGCCAGTAAATGATTTTGAAATCTTTGTTTATAGCTCTAACTACCTGACTTGCGTTGCAAAATTTCCAGAATTTCAAATTCTATTCAATAAAAATATCAAAGATATCGAGGAGATTGAAAAAACTGCGGGAAAACGCGACAAACAGATTATTGCATATTATTACAGGAAGTGGGAGATTCTTAAAACTCTTCAAGATGTGTGGAGTTCAAACATTGGCACTAATATTCGCAAACAAGCATATATGGTTAAGTTTGCAGGGGTTTTGAAATATATCAACGAGATAATTGCAAAATTAAAAGTCGGAATATCTGACCCCGATTTGAAAGCTTTAGAAACAAAACTGAATGTGCTTTTGAAAGTCTACAAAGTTACTTCTCGATACATACTTGTCAATGACTTTCGCCTTCCCAAGCAGCAAGAAATAGGTATAGAAGAAATTCAGGAAGATAAAGTAAAGGTTATACATCTTGGGGATTGGTTTGAAAGCGTTGTGCTAACAGGCTCCGTGGAAACTTCTGTAGAAAACTTAACGAGTCCTATATCTGGCTGGGTTTCAAAAGAAGAGTTCAAGAAGCGAACAGACGGTGCAGAACTAGATTGATCTGAATTAACGGATCGTGCAAATTAGGTAATATAGTGAAATTAAAACCAGTTCCGGCTTCACCGGCTGGGTCAGTAGCTGGTTTGTAAAAGAGAATTAAAAAAGGACGAGTAATCGATAATCTCTCCTTGAATAAACTATAAGGCTTTGGCAAATGACTTCGGACGAACTTGTATCGGCGATTGATCCATTCAGCAAATCATCGGAACACCTGCTTGTAGTAATTTTCACCAAAAGCAGCTCTATAAATTTTCCGCTTGCTTTGAATATAGCTGAAGGTGCCAACAGGTTTGTAACTGCAGACATAAAAGGAAAGCCTACTTACTTTGTTCAATTTGCAAAAAGCAATGATGATGCTGGTCGCGCAGTTGCGTTGCTTGATCTCGTTAAAGATTGGAAAGGTGTTCAGATTTTTTCAAGAGGTCGGCTGCTGGCAAGCGTTTTCACTGTGAATATGGTGCTAAACTGTTTTATAAATTCACTTTCTTGCCGCGATTATACTGCTCACTGCCACGAAATAATCGATGATCCATTTCGTGAAGATGTTAGAAGTTCTGGGTTATCTCTCTCTATAAATCTTGTTACCAAGCCCCCAATAAAGCAAAAAGTAGTAATAGATCGCTTTTCATTCCCTTGCAAACACCTTTATTTTCATTTCCGCTTTCAAAAGGATCATCCAGCATCATTGCCAGATCAAATACAGGCTGGCGCTGTAAATTATGGCTGTGATTGGTGTCCGAATTTTAGTCCTGATAATTGGAAAAAAGTTGGCGAAAAAGAGCTATTCAAAGACTTTTTTGAATAGCACCAAACCAAGGAGAGAATTATGTCAGATAATGAGAGTAAAAACCCAATTACACAAGCTTTAGGCCCCGCTGCCTCAAATTTTGGCAAAGAGATTGCGCCACTGGGCACTGATGCAGGCAAATTAGTTTATGGTATTTATGAAACAGTTTTGAAGAAACCATACGACTGTGTTATTGCGATAAAAAGCGAGGCTTGGAAGTATTTTAAATCAAAATTAGATGAAAGGTTGTCGAAAGAAACACCTGAAAATTTGATTCCACCCAAATTAGCAATAGCCGAGCCGATAATCGAACATGCTGTTCGACTGGAAAACGAGAAAGAGCTTCAAGACATGTTCGCAAACCTGCTGAGCTCATCAATGATAAAGAATTCTTCGAATAAAGTGTTGCCTTCTTTTGTTGAAGCTTTGAAGCAGCTGAGCTCTGACGAAGCAAAAATAATCAAGAGTGTTTTCAATTCGTCATCGCGCTCGTTTGCATGCTTAACAATTAAAGCCTTTAACAAAGAGCGTTTTACTACCGTGCAGGAGTGTTTTTCGTTAATCTGCGTGGAAGCAGGATGCGAAATTCCGAACAGAACACACATCTACGTGCAAAGCCTTGCACGGCTTGGCATTCTGCAGCAAATACAGAACACCATGTTTGCAGATATGAATAAATACAAAGAGCTTGAGCATGCCGTTGCATTGCTAGATCTTGTAAAAGATTACGAAATTCTTGCACCTGGGTGCAATATTGTTTTTGAAAAAAACCTTGTTCAGCTTACTGATTACGGGAAGCTTCTGTGTGAGGTTTGCGTGAAGTAATCTTCCCAAAGTCGGAGCTCACGATCCAGATCATCAATGCGCCCACAGTAATCACCGCACCGGAGACAAAGCCAAGTGCATAAATAATGGACGCGGCCAACGCGCTTGAAATAGTCATATAGAACTCCTTTTGTAGTTATTCTGCAAAAGCAGGCGTATATTCCATAATTCTAAAAGCAGGTGTGGCTACTTTGGGCCCCGCCAGGATGTTTCCCAAGAACGAGATCAAGAATCCAGGCTAAGCACTCGAAGGTAATGATTAAGCCTTTTTTGACACCTAAACGAAGCACACCTTTTTCTCCGATAGCGACATTCATCGGGCCAAGTGGAGTATCTAACAAGCCATAAATTGATTTAATGCCGTGGTTCCGAGAATCAATGACATTATAATCAGTATAGTTCTCGATACTCCCAGACAAGCGTGCCAACCGAACTTCTTTTTCTTTGGGATTTATCAAGACAATGGATTTCAGTCTCGTCATTCTATTGCCGGCCTGGAACATTTCGTTATGCTCAAACTTGTGCAAATCAAAATGTGTCCCGCTAAGCGCTGACATTGCCGAGAACAAAAGTCGCCTGGCGCCTTGATGCCCGAACGCAAACAGCCTGGTGCCATCGGTGATAAATTCACAGCTGCGAATTCGCTTGTGTAAATTCTTCGCCGTGGTGCCATCAACCAGTTCTTCAATTTCAAACGGTTCGACGAAGCTGTAAAAGCCACGCAGTAGACTGGATTCGCAATCTACATCATGAAAACCCGGAATTTCGGTTTCCAGGTTAAATTCATCGCCTTTATCTGCAATAAGCGCATGCAATTTGTTCGCTAAGAGCTCACTGCAATCCACAGCAACGGACACGGCCAGGCTCGCGCCAAGAATTTCTATTTCATTTATCAGCAT